AGTAGCTCCAGCTCAAGCTAGCCAAGTAATCAAAAATGGAGAGGTAGACATGATTGAAGATGTTACTCCAAGTGTTTACGAAGGAGCAAAAGACATCAAAAACGGAACATTCTTAGGAGAAAGTTCTCGTTACATGTCATATGTTGGTTTCAAACTAGGTAAATTCGACAAAGCTAAGGGAGAAAACGTAGTTGATCCTAACTCTAAACTAGCTGACAAAAACTTACGTCAAGCATTCTTATATGCAGTTGACCGTGACCAAATCAATGAAAAAATCTTTAAAGGATTACGTTACACTCCAACTGGATCTGGTATGTACCCAGCAGCTGTAGGTAAGTTAGTAAATGAAAATGCTACTGCAGCTAAAAAAGATGTAGAAAAAGCTAAGAAATTATTAGATGATGCAGGATTTAAAGATAAAGATGGAGATACAATCGTAGAAGTACCTGCGAAAGTTATTGTAGTTCAAGGTAAAGAGCAAGAAGTTACAGTGAATCCAGATAAAGCTCCAGAAGCAAAAGATAATATTAATCCCAACCACTATAAAGCAGGTGAAATAGAAATGATAGACATAATTCAAGATGTAGTAAAAGATTTTGGCAGTGTGTGTCAAGCTAACATCTTGAAATACGGAATTAGAGCAAACAAAAAACACGATGAACCGCAGGACGACATCAAGAAAATAATTAGATACTGTGAGTTTTGGTTAAATGATTTAGAAGGACTAAAAGCTAGTGGAAAGCGTTCTGAAGAAATAGCTGTATTTGATAAGTTAAATGATTTATTAAATGATCAAGAGAAAGAGTTTTTAAAAGGTAGAAATATAAGCTGTGTCATGATAGATGGTGCTAAAGTACTAGAAGCTATGGTAAAAGGAATACAAAGTAGATTAGGAGTTGAAGAAAATGAAGAATAAAAGATTTTCAGACGAATTAGAGGAATTAAAATTCACAAGTAATAAAATGTCTGATTGTGTTGATTTTGGAGTGTTCGATTCGTTAGAACGCAGAAAAATTAGAGAAGCACAAGATATATTTGACAATAAAGTAAGTGAATTGGAGAAATTTAAAGATGAGAAAGAATACTGGAGTTAATTTAACTCAAGCAATTAGAAATTACATATATTCTAAGCCTGGATGCAGTAAATATGATTTAGTTAACGATTTAGGCTTTCCCTACTCAAAAATGAGAATGCCTATAAGTAAACTGAAAAATAATGGTGAAATTATAATCGAGGATGGTAAATATACCGCTTTGGAAAGTATAGCATTTTTGAAAGATTATAACCATACTTCAGAGGAGTTCTCAAGAAGAGGATATTTGAAGAAATTAGTTGATGTAGTAATAGTTAATATTCACGAATGTACTGACCACAATATTAAAATTCAGTATATTCAAGAAGGAAGAAGATTATTAAAAGATTTAAAATAGGAGATTAAAAAATGAAATTAATAGTAAATGCAAATATGTCAATCACAAATAAGGAGGATATCCTTTTATTAGACGAAATTATAGCTAAATATGGAAGCGGTGTTGAGAATGTAGCAGTTAATGTGGAGCCAATTAATGATTCTCCTGTTCAGCAAACTCAAGTACCAACACAAACAGTACCAATCCAACAACCTGTTCAAGCAGTTCCTGTTCAACAGCCTGTGCAAACGCAACCTGTTCAAGCAGTGCCAGTTCAATCGGTACCAGTGCAAACACAACCAGTACAAACCGTTGTACCTGTTGCGGAGAAAACTTATACTTTAGAAGACTTACAACGTGCATCAAGCACTTTAGTTCAAGCGGGTAAAATTCAAATTTTAAAAGGCTTGTTAGAAGAGTTTAATTCGTCTGCTCTTACATCAATTCCACTAGAGCAATATGGAGCTTTTGCTCTAAGACTAAGAGAATTAGGAGCGGCTATATAATGACTGAAATTAACCATAAAGAAAGGGCTCATGCAAAGCTTAGTGCTAGTGGTGCCAGTAGATGGGCTACCTGTCCTGGTAGCGTGCAAATGGAGGAAGGCATTCCAGACACCGAGTCTGTATATGCAAAAGAAGGAACATTGGCACATGAATTAAGTGAACTTAAGCTAAAGCATTATTTAGATTCAAAAGGCTTTGGCAAGAGGAAGCTTAATGCAGCAGTTAAAAAAATAAAAGAGGATGAATTATATCAAGCTGAAATGGATGGATTCACTGATAATTATGTCGATTTTATAAAAGAAAAAGCTTTAAGCTTTTCATCTAAGCCATATATAGAGATTGAAAAAAGAGTAGATTTTTCTAGCTGGGTGCCTGGAGGATTTGGGACTTGTGACTGTATTTTAATTCACGGATCTACACTTTCTATTATTGATTTGAAATATGGCAAGGGAGTTCCAGTCTCGGCAGAGAAAAATGAACAATTAATCTTATATGCACTTGGAGCTTACAATGCTTTTAGTTTAATTTATGACATCAAAAAAATTGAAATGAACATAGTGCAACCTCGATTAAATAACTATTCAAGTTGGGAAGTTGACCTAACAGAATTGTTATTGTGGGGCGATTACTTCAACGTTCAATCAAGTAAGGCTTTAAGTGGTGAAGGTGAATTAGTTCCATCGGCTAAGGCTTGTAAGTTCTGTAAGGCCCGTGATATTTGTTCGGCCAGAGCGGAGAATAATTTATCTCTTGAATCGGAAATACACTTAAATCCTAATGAAATTCCTAGAGATAAGCTATTCGAATATATTTCAAGAGGTGAAGACATAGCGAAGTGGGTTAACGATTTAAAAGCCTATGCCTTGAATCTATGCTTAACTGGTGAAGATGTTAAGGGGCTAAAAGCAGTAGCTGGTAGAACTTCCCGCTCTTGGACTAATCAAGATGAGGCTCTTAAGAAATTAATGGACGGCGGTATTGATGAAGCAATAATTTTTGACAAAGTACCGTTGACTTTGGCCAAACTTGAAAAAGCCCTTGGAAAAGAACAATTCAACAATTTAGTAGGTGATATGGTCGTCACAAGTACTGGTAAACCTACTTTAGTATTTGAAAACGATAAAAGACCTGCGATTACTGACACCGTAAAAGCGACTAGTATTTTTAAACCAATAAATTAAACAATAAATTAAAACAGAAATTAAGGAGATTTTAAAATTATGACAAATGAAACAACAGCAGTAGTACAAAACGTGAGATTAAGTTATGTAAATGTATTTAAACCTTACTCAAATAATCCAGATTTACCAGCAAAATATAGCACAACTATATTACTTCCCAAAAGCGATTTAAATAGTAAACAAAGATTAGATGCAGCAATTCAAGCAGCAGCTCAAAAAGGATTAAATGAAAAATGGAACGGGGTAATGCCTCCTGTAGTTGCTAATCCTATCCATGATGGTGATGGAGTGAAGCAAGATGGAACACCTTTCGGAGATGAATGTAAGGGATGTTGGGTTTTCACAGCCAGTGCAAATGCTGATAGACAACCTCAAATTGTAGATCAAAATGTCCAACCTATATTAAATCAATCTGAAATTTATTCTGGAGTTTATGCGAACGTAGCAATTAATGTTTTCCCTTACCTGCATACAGGGAAAAAAGGTGTTGGATTCGGGCTTACTCACATTCAAAAAGTTAGAGATGGTGAAGTTTTAGGAGGTGCTCCTGTGTCAGCAGATAAAGTATTTAGTGCATTAGGCGGTGTATCAAATCCTAATCCATTCCCTAATCCTCAACAAGCACAACCTGTTCAGCAGTATCAACAAACTGCACCTCAATACCAACAACCAACTCAACAAGGTTCATTTGGAATAGATCCAATAACTGGACTTCCACTTTAATATTAATAAATTACTAAGGGGGGTTAGCCCCCCTAAATTTTTAGGAGGACTATATGCAACATTTAAGCATTGATATTGAAACACGAAGCAGTGCGAATATTTCTAAATGTGGGGCTTACAAATATGCTCAATCAGAAGACTTTGAAATTTTGCTATTCTCTTACAAACTTAATGATTCGGAAGTTAAATTGGTTGATTTAAAACAAGGTGAGAAAATTCCAGATGATATCGTTGCTCTGTTAAATAATCCAGATTGTATCAAGCACGCATATAATGCTGCTTTTGAATGGTACTGTTTAAATAGGGCTGGATATGAGACGAATATATCTCAATGGAGGTGCACAATGATGCACGCCACTTATTTAGGATTGCCTGCTGGATTAGGAATGACTGGTAAGGCAATTGGCATAGCTGAAGATAAGAAGAAACTGACAACTGGAAGCAGATTAATTCAGTATTTCTCTGTGCCGTGTAAACCTACTAAGACTAATGGTGGTAGAACTTGGAATGACCCTCACCATGATTTAGAGAAATGGAAACTATACTGTGAATATAATAAACAGGACGTAGAAGCTGAGTATGAAATTTATCAATATATAAAAGCTTTTGAAGTCCCATCAAAAGAACAAAAACTTTGGGAAATGGATATTCTAATGAACGCTAACGGAGTAATGGTGGATAGAGCATTAGTAAATGGAGTGCTTTCTATAGATTCTGAAAGTACTAATAATTTAACAGAGGAAGCTTTTAAAATTACTGAGCTTGAAAATCCAAATAGTGTTAGTCAACTTAAAACTTGGGTTGAAAATCAATTAGGAGAAGAACTTGATGGATTAACAAAAGATGTTATTTCTGATTTATTATCGAGAGATAATATACCTTTAAAAGTTAAAAGAGTTTTGGAGATAAGGCAGCAACTTGGTAAGACTAGTGTTAGTAAATATTCAGCTATGGAGAATGCGATGTGTAAGGACGATAGAGTTCGTGGGCTGTTGCAATTCTACGGGGCTAATAGGACTGGTCGTTGGGCAGGTAGATTAGTACAGGTTCAAAATTTACCTAGAAACTACATTGATACTCTAGACACAGCAAGAAATTTAGCAAAAGCTGGTAATTATGAGGCTTTAAAACTTCTATATGGTAATGTTCCAGACACTCTAAGCCAACTAGTAAGAACAGCATTTATCACTAGTAAAGATAAGTTTATAATAAGTGATTTTAGTGCTATCGAAGCAAGAGTAATTGCTTGGTTAGCTGGTGAAGAGTGGGTTAATGAAGTATTCGCAACGCATGGTAAAATTTACGAGGCAACAGCAAGTCAAATGTTTAATGTACCTATTGATAAAATCTCAAAAGGTAATCCCGAGTATAGCCTAAGGCAACGTGGTAAAGTAGCAACATTAGCATTAGGATATCAAGGTGGAGAGTCAGCTTTAATAGCAATGGGAGCTGATAGAATGGGGCTTACAAGTGAAGAACTTACCGATATTAAAGTTCGATGGAGAGAAGCTAATAAGAACATTGTCCGTTTATGGTATGCCGTTGGGGATGCTGTAATTCAAGCTATGAATGGCAACGGAACTCAATATGTAAGAGGACTCGAGATTAAACGTGAATGGGATATGATGTATGGGCTTGATTTTATATCAATTAAATTACCTAGTGGCCGTTCACTATATTATCCTAAGCCTTTTCTAAAACTGAATCAATTTGATAAAGATGCACTCCATTATTACGGAGTTAACCAAACTACTAAAAAATGGGAAGTTAACTCAACTTATGGAGGAAAGCTAGTCGAGAATATTGTTCAAGCAATAGCAAGAGATTGCCTAGCTGAAACATTGTTAAGACTATACGAAAAAAATTATGACGTTGTTATGCATATTCACGATGAAGTGGTAATAGATGCATACAACGATGAAAAACTAGAAGATGTAAATAATATTTTGGCAGAGCCTATTCCATGGGCTCCTGGATTAGTACTAAAAGGTGCTGGATTTGAGACTAAATATTATATGAAAGATTAAAAGGAGGTTAAAAAGTGCAAGCAAATAGATTATTAGGAATTGCTAAAGCAAATCACAGAAAAGCAACTATTTGGCAAAATACAGATATTAGTTGGCTTGACTTTGTAGAAACTTTAAAATCTCCAGTTAGAACACAAGAGAAATATGATGAATTTCTCAAGATGAAAAAATCGGATCAAGATAATTTAAAAGATGTTGGGGGCTTCACTGGTGCTAAGCTTTTAGATGGCCGAAGAAAAGCAACGAACATAATCAGCCGAGATGTTGTTTGTTTGGATTTAGATAACATACAACCTAATATGACTGACGATATTTTAAAGAGAGTAGGTTCGCTTGGGTGTACTTCTGTTGTTTATTCAACTAGAAAACACAGCAATTATACCCCTAGACTTAGGGTGCTTATCCCACTTGATGAAAGCTGTACTCCAGATGAATACGAGCCAATCGCTAGAAAGTTAGGTAGCTTGTTAGGGATTGAAAATTGTGACCCAACTACATTTGAAGTTAACCGTTTTATGTATTATCCATCATGTTCAGTTGATAGTGAGTACATATTCCAGTTTTATCCTGGTCAATTTTGTAGCCGTGTTGGTGTTCTTAATATGTATGCTGACTGGACTGACATTTCTACGTGGCCACACGTCCCTGGTCAAGACACTAAACAAAAACAACTTTTAGCTAGGCAACAAGATCCACTAACTAAAAACGGATTAGTTGGTTCATTTTGTAAAGTTTATGATATCACAACGGCCATCCAAACTTTTATCCCTG